GTCTCAACAAGGTGTTCCAAAAAGGATTGCTGCTTTTCTGTAAGCTTTCTTTGGGTCTGATTAGACTGAGTTGGTAACATTGCCATAGGCTTAGTATATACTTCGGAAATAAATTTGTCAACCCTCTTGACAAAATCCAAATCCAACACTATAATAACTTTAGTGCTCCTCCCGGGTGCATATAGTCATTATTGAGGGCAACTAAGTAGTTCTACTTACCTCAAAAACACCCACCCAAAAACTACCCATACCGATTAAAAATAACTAGCTTTTTGAAGTTAGTGTAAACTACTTACGGGCAAATCTGGTTGACATAGAATTTACTAGATTTTGTATGAGTATGCTATAGATAGATGGGGGTGGTGGGGTGGTCACCTGCGTACCCACAAGGCTTTCCAGTCTTTCCAGTCGCACAATAGCCACTCTTTAGACTCTGAAAACTTCGTAAGCTTTGAAAGTGTTGCCCTTAGTAATTAAGAGCCTTTCAAGTTTACAAAGTTTTCAGAGTTTTAAGAGCTTGAGAAGTAGCCAAAGAACTTTAAAGAACTTTGGCGTACTTCATAGGGCTACTTAGACTCTAACCAATTTGCAAAAAGTCTTTCATGTCCTTGTGACCCTCTTCAGAGTCTCTCTGACTGATAAAAGCGTCTAAAGTTTTAAGATATTTATCCGCTAACTTTTTGCGCCCATTAATCAAATCATCGGCATCTGAGCCAGAAAGAAATTTCTTAATTTTTCCAGACTCAAATTTCTTTAAGTCATGTTTAAGAATTCCATAAATCCACCTAGCATAAGAATTATTAAAATCCTTTCTCTCTTTGGACTCTTCTTTAAGTTTCTTTTCATCCGCAAGGACATTTGAAACCACCCACGACAATTTCCAGATTTGTCTGTAAGTCGCAACCTTATTTGTAAAAGCCATTTAACCCTCCTTTTTTGGTAAGACTTTGTTTATTGAATTTGATACTGTATTTGCATACCTTATCAACCTTAATTTATCCATTTGACTATCGCTTTCTATTCTCATCTGAGTCTCTCTTTTGGAGAAAAGCATTCCGAAAATAAAATGCATTGCCTGAGTCACTTCAGTAAATTCGGCAACTGAGTCATCGGATAAATGGATATGAATATATTTCATATAACCACCTATATTTTGAAAGTTAAAAAAACAGTTTTTATTTATCCTAGTTATTCCTAGCTTTGACACGCTCTAAGTATCTTCAAAGAGAATTCCACCTTTATGGACTTTCGCTTTTACCCGCCTTTTTTGCTTAGACTGCAACCACGTTTCGCAGTAGGGCTTAAGGGAAGTCAAATCATCTCAAATCATTCCCACCATTTTTTAAAGTCGCTGTCCGACTGAATTCCCAACGTAAAGCTAATTTAAGAGTCACCAATATCAAAAATTCACCCTCCACTATATAGCAACCAAAATTAAAAACAAATACCCACCTAGCACAATTTTTAAAACTTTACAACCCTTTTAAAAAAACCCAACTCATAAAAATATAATCTTGTCAATCCACCCAAAGCACAATAAAAAATAATTTGCAATCTTTTTTTAAAATCCCATTCAGAAAAATTTTAATACGTCAATAGTTTCTTAAAAATCCCATTCAGAAAAATTTTAATACGTCAATAGTCTCTTAAAAATCCCATTCAGAAAAATTTTAATACGTCAATAGTCTCTTAAAAATCTCATTCAGAATTTTTTATTCTTGTCAATAACTTTTTTTAAAATCTCATTCAGATTTTTTTAATCTAGTCAATACTGTAAATTTATACAGTACCTAAAAAATCCTGTACCTTTTACTAAAAATCTCAATGTACCTTTTTATTTTGTGTACCTTTTATTTTTTTTATGTACCTTTTTAAAATTGTACCTTTTTTAAAATGTACCTTTTTTATTTTGAATTTACTTTATCTATTAATTGAGTGGAGTGGCGGGATTTTTTGCCCTAATAACTATTAGTTGCGGGATTTTTTGCCCTAATAACTATCAGTTGCGGGATTTTTTTCCCTAATAACTATTAGTTGCGGGATTTTTTGCCCTAATAACTATTGGTTGAGAGTAATAACTAATAGTTGCGGGTAATAACTATAAGTTGCGGGTAATAACTATTGGTTGAGAGTGATAACTATTGTTATATGCTTGACTTTCTGGGCGAAATCTGGAGAAAATGTTGGCGACTTTCGGGTCAATCTTAACAAAATAAATATGGAGTGTTATGAAACTATCAGCAGAACAAAAAAGAGCTAATAAAAAACTAGCAGAAAATTATAAAAATAGTTTGCAGTTAGCTATTAAAACTTTCTCAACTATTGAAAAAGCCGAAGAGTATTTAGATAGCTTGGGATTTAGTTTTAAATCGGCTCAAAACTTTAACTATGAAAAGCATATTATATATCGCAACAGAAACAAATTTGCTTTATTAAAAACTGTTTATAAATTTGATAGCCCTAATTCAATGGATATGGGATATAAATATGAAGTCACTATGTTATAGACTTTATATATCTTAGATACTTGGCAGTATTAATAGTCTTGACAAGACCAAACAGTCTTCGGTAAACTTTTAAGCCTTCAAAGGCAAAGAAGTTTTTTAGTTTTCTAAAAAGAAACAAAGGGAAAAGAGTAGAAGAAACTTAATAGTTCTTTAAAGAAACTTAATAGTTTTCTTCAAAAATAGTTTATAGCATTGACACAGCTTTGGAGTTCTGGCAAGGTAGCTGTGTCGATTGCGACAGAACACTTAAAGTGCAAATGAATAGAGAGCCGAAAAGCACTTGAAAAAAAATAAAGGCAAACCCCCTATAACTTCCTGAGCAAGAAGTAAAACTGCTCTGATATTTTTATAAGGTGTTAGAGAATAGTTATAATCATCCTTTAAAGATAAAAAAACACAGAGAGAAACTCGCTGTTAATATTGGAGGGAGTTAATAGATTATAATTTAATCCTGAGTATGATGAAAAACTGCTCTATAAAGATTATCAATGTTTAGTAAATAGTTATCCCTAACTATTATTTGCTAAAGGATAAGATTTGTAAATGAGAATAGGGCAAGTTCGTTGTAATTGCAGGACTTTATAAACGATAGAAAATTACTAATCCTGAGTATGATGAAAAACTACTCACACTTTAAGAGCTTACGCTACCTTCTCTTATTGTGGGAACATTAGGTAGTCGCTAAGTACTTAGTGGCAGTTTTGTTAGGTTTTACTGAGGACTTAAAATCTAACACCTTTAAATCTTAAATGGAGATAAATATGAAAAATATATTTGATTATGATGAATACTTGTCAAAAATTAATGAGTATAGACCATTAGACGATAACTATGCAACTTTTGTATTTGCTTATGTTTTACAAGGTAAACTTATTAAAACCAAAGAAACTATTGATGTTTCTGAATGGTGTATAAGTCAAAATGAGTTTGATAAATTTACTAAAGCCAAACAAAATAAATTATTGGTGGAATGGGAACTCAAAGCATTAAAACAATTTATAGTATCGTTGTTTGATAATGATGATATTGTAGTTAAGCCAACAGACTTTGTATATTGTGAGTTTGAAGGTATGCAAACAGATAATTTTTAAATGGAGAAGATATGAAAATAAATAGCATAGAGATAGCAGGATATGAAAGTATCGTTGCTAATATTGATGTCGTTAATGATGAAATAAGACCTATAAATCACAAGGAAAATTTCTCATGTAATGATAGAGTTAAAGGTGGTATATGGTATATGTTTTACTTTGATAACTTAATGGTGACTGTTATTTGTCATGGTGGCTCTTATGGTGGAGATTATGGTTTATTTGAAATAGGTATCAGAGATAAATATACTGATGAGTGGTTGGTAGATAATCCTTATATAAGCAGCTCTGGTCAGGGAGTTGAGGGTTGGAAAACTTGGAATGAAATTCAAAGAATTTTAAAAAGAATGCTCGTAGATACTATGAGAAAAATTAGAGAGGAAAATAAATGAAAAAAGATATTATTGACAAACTTAGTTTTGGCAAGAGAGTTCCTAGTGACGAAAGTAAAGACTATGTAGAATTTGCTTATACAGTTAAGGAGTGTGCTAACTTAGATAGTAAAATAGAACTTGCAAGAGTTGATAATTTTGCAATCGCTAGGAATGCTTATGGTCATGTTAAATATCTAGATGTTGTGTGGATAGTTGATGAAGATTATATAGTTTCTGATGATACATCTGAAAATATAATGTTTGAAATTCAAGATTTAATTTATCAAAAACTTTATAGAAAAATGCATTGGGATAATTCTGACCTAAATGTTTTTATTAATTTTGAAAAACCAGAAAAACTTGAAATCTCAGGAGACTATCTTATTCAAGGTCTTGTTCAAGAGATTTATGACTGGCAACCTTAAATAATTTTTAAACTTAAAAGGAGAAAAATAATATGGTAGAAAAAAATATAGTAGATAAATATTTAGATGTTAAGATTAGATTAGTATCTGACTCATTTTTTCATTTAAATAGAATTCTCGAAGAAATTAAAAGGGAAGATAAGTTCCAAGATTATTATATCATGGATTTCAATGCAGAACTTGATGAGCTTATTGATATAGCAAAAAATCTTAAAATAAACAAGGAGTAAATATGAGTACAAGAAGTGAAATTGCAATTCAAAATAAAGATAATTCTATATCTTCTATTTATTGTCATTGGGATGGTTATATAGATGGAGTTGGCTCTATACTAAATAAACATTATGGAAGTTATGAATTAGCTTTATCTATCATAGAGCAAAACGACTGTTCATCTTTAGGAGAAACCATTGAAGAGAGTCGTTTTTATAATACTTGGAGAGATGAGAATACTAAATCAAAGAAATTTGATAACGAATATCATTTCATGGAAAATTTTAAAAATGACATTTTTGCTGAATATATTTATTTATTTAAAAATGATAAGTGGTATGTTTCAAAGTGTAAAATTATAGACAACCCTAAAGATAACTATTTTAGCTGTATTAGCTATCATACTAAATTTAAAAGAGTAGATATTGCACTAATGGAATTAGCAGAAGAAAAATTAAATGGCGAAAAAAATAGACTTACTAGTAAAGTAAGTGAAGATGTAATATGGGTTTAATTACCTACATTGGAAATAACTTTAAACAATTTTTAACTATCGTTGTCCATGTATGGAAGCGGTCAAACCAGCAATAATAAACCTTAAAAGACTTGAAGGTTAGTAATGTTATTGTGCCTTATGGCTTCGCAAGTTCAAATCTTGTCGTGGAATAAAACAAGTAAGGATAGTTAATAATAGGTGGTAGTAGTAGAGAATGGTACTGCAGGGAATTGTAGGAGAAATATCCACCTACACTACTACTGCCACCGACAGAATTTATAATCGGTAGCAATTAATTCACGGGATTGCTTTAAATCTGAACTGTTAATTATCAGAGCCGACAAATTTTTAGATAGCTAGTGAGGATTTTTTTTTCATATAACTCTCCTACCTTACTAGCTATCGCTATAATTTTTATAGCCTTGACAAGCACAAGGAGAGTTGCTAACTTTGTTGCGGTCAAACAGACAACAACTTAAATGGAGGAAACCAAATGACTAAAGAAAAACCTATCTGGAAACAGAATGAGTATGGACATTATCGTGTCTTTTTAGACGGGATAGAATTTAGAGGTATGCGACAAGCACGACTACATCTAAAGAAAAAACAAGCTAGAGCCAAAAGGCGAAACTTAAATAAATAGAGAGGTAAAAATGCAAACACTTGCGACTATAGAAAAGACTGACCTTTATAATGAAAGGAAAAAGTTTAATGAAGAAAATCCTGATAATCAACCACACATAGATATGTGTAGTTTGATTGATGATTTAATTAAGGTGGCAATCCACATGAAAGCAATAATCGACTTACATAAAGACGATAAAGATGTTTATGATTTTCGTAGATATATAAATGGTTATGGGATTAGCTATATGGGAAATGGTATTTTACAGACTAATGGTTATTACATTGATGATGTAATGAAACCTTTTATTGAATGGAGTGATAAAGAGCAGACGAAATATAATCTTTATCATGGTAATCTTTTAAAGAGTATCTTTCAATCTCTTTCAGAAGGTAATGAAGATATTGTCGGAATTGTCGAAGCTTTCGACTTATGGTATAACAGCTAACAAAGGAGGTAAATATGTTAAATGTTATTGATAAAGTAGAAAAATTCAGAGAGTTAAATACTCTTTGTCAATTATTGGTTGAGTGTTCTCATGCTCTTAATGGGGCAACTGAATGCTTAGGTTATTTTAATCCCGAAGGTTTAAATACTCTTGGTAGATTTACTGACCTTGAATATGCACAGAGTGTTGTTGAAGATGTCTTTACATGGGCATACGATAGACACCACTACTCAGTAGATATTCCTGAGTTTCGTGGAGTAGATTACACGACACCACTTAAACATGAGAAGGTTGTAGAATTACTTGAAGAACTTATTGAAGATATTGGTGAGTCTTTAGGTTTAAAAGAGGAGGTCGCATGAAAAGATTTATAGTTAAAGGAGAGTTTGAGTTTGAAATAGATGCTGAAACTTATGAAGATGCAATAGAAGAAACTAATGACAAATTAAATCTATCTAATATTAACTTTGAAGTAGAGGAGGAATAAAAATGAAACAAGAACTAAGTAATACTCTTTACCAGTATATGAATAAGGAACACTTAGACTTAGAAAATAAATTAAGTGATGATGAATGGGAAAATTTTCTTGATAGATACCAAGATGATTTTGCAAATAGCTGTAGCGAACTTGCCTATGAATTATTTGCAGAGTATTTAAATTTAATCGAAGAGGAGGAACAATGAAACTATATCAAATTGATTACATAAATTCTTATGGCGAGACAGAATTTGTCGCACTTACCGATAACCCTGAAGAATGGTTAAAAGAAAATAATGAGCAAAGGGTTGGAGACGGAAACGAGCCTGAAGAATTAGATGACTTTGAAATTTTTCCAGTAGATTTATGGCTTTATAATAAGGAGAACAAATAATGGACATAGATAGAAATAGAGAAGGTGCTTGGCGAATATGTGATATTGTTAATGGCTACTTGGAAACAAGAGTATATTACTTTTACACTAAACAAGAAGCAATACAAAAGTTTAAAGAAGAAATGAAAGAACTTAGAGGTAAAGCATGAAAGACAAATGTATAAAAGTACATTGGGAAACCGAAGAACTTGATAGCTACTACAGAAAAAATCATTATCCTGAAAAAGTTTGGAAGGACAACGAAGGTATGCCATTTGGTATTTATCTTATACACATAGGAGAAGATGATTTTGAGTCTATTGAAGATGCACAATGGTTTAGTACCGAAGAAGAAAGAGATGAAGAATTTAACAAATTAATTAAAGAGGTTGCATGAAGTTTAGAGTATTGACAGAAGAAGAAGCGATAGCTATAGCTCAGATATTTAAAGACTTAGAAGATGATATGTTAGACTTTGTTTTAGACGAAATCAAATATCTTGCAAGTTGTTCAAGGACTATGCGGAAGATAGATGAGGTTAGTAAGAGAGCAGAGGAAAAACTTAGAAGACGAAAACCAAAACTTAAATTAGTAAAAGATGAGGATAAAAAATGAAAAAATATATTGTCACTTATTATGACGAGATAGAGGCTAATAGTTTAGAAGAAGCATACGAAAAACTATTAGTAGTTTTAGAGTCTGATGTTAGATACAAAGATGTAGAAGCTTTTAAATTTAAAGAGGTTAAAAAGGAGGAAACTAAATGATAACAACTATGCATGAATACAGAATACTATATCGTGACTCTGATGACTTTGAAGGTTTACATACAGTTTTTATATTTGCTAAAAGTAAAAGTGAAGCTGAAGCTAAGTTAATAAATACTTTAGAAATCCAAAAACATTGGATAGAAAGCATTTATACTTGGAGAGTAAATGTAGATGTATTTGTCGGAACTGATAGAATAAATGAAGTTTATGTAAATTGGGCTAACCAAAGAACACTTGAGGAGTATATAAAAGAATGGACAAGATAAAATTACCTTATGAACAATGGAAAGAACTAGATGAAGCTATGGCATTCTTAGATGAAACTGTTAATGCAGTACCTATGGGAGTTAGAATAGAGCCAGAAGCCCCTAGTTTAATACAGCTTTCGGCAGAAATGTGGGAGTTGATAGATGAATTAAAACCAGATGAGGAAACCAAATGACTATGACAATGAAAGAACACATGGAAATGATGCACAGAATTAGACAAGGCATACCTTTAAAAAAGAATGTTGAGTCTAGTAAAACTAAAACTATTAAAATTAATGGAGGTATTAATGGTAAAAGTAAGAAACATGAAGAGTAATAGTGGCAGGTCAGTCGCTAATCAGTTTGAAATAGAAACTGATGATGCAACTTATTTGCAAAGCTACGACTCAATCATAGCTAAGAGAATGAGTGGTGTAATATATCTTGATGAAAACTATTGGGATTATTCCACTACTACAGGTCGCTACAGAAATATGTTTTTAGGAGAGAACAAAGGTGTGACTCAAATGAAAATAGATAGTGGCGAATATATATTAACTAACTTAAATAAATAGAGAGGTAAAAATGAAATATTTAAGACAAATGATAGCTGACTTTTTAAGAAAGCTAATTAAACTTGACGACTATATAGAAGATAGAGTCTCTACTGAAATTAGAGACCTTGCTACTTGTATTGATAATCGTGCCGAAGACATAGAAGAAATAAGAGATTTAACTAACTCAAATGAGTATGAGTTAAATGAAAGACCGACTTTTTACGATATAGAATGTCAAGTAGAAGAACTGGTTAGTGATTGGGTTAATGACCGTTTAGAAGATATAGTAGAACGCTTAAAAAAATTGGAGGATAAATAAATGTCTAACGAACACAATGAAAGACTCAAAGAGCATTTAGAAATGCAAGTAATATCTTCTAACTTTTCCGCACAAGATTTGTTAGAAGAACTTGGTATGACTTATAAAGATGCTTACGAAGATAAGTTATCTTATGATGAGTTAATTGACTTAGTAATTCAAAAGAGATTTGAAGAGTCTCCAGAGGTAGAATAAATATGGCAGACTATGAAGTATATGAAAGCCCTAAGTCAGTATCAGAAGCTAAAGATTGTATTGATGAAGTTATCAAAATCATTCTTGAAAAGTATGAAGGCGAAGCTGATAAAGAAGGTGGAGAATATGTAGCTAAGTGTTGGCATATAGTTAAAAACAATTTGAGGTAAAACATGACAATAAACATTTCGGAAGAAAAAGAAATGGAACTACAACAAATCTATAGCATGACTGTAGAAGAAAAGTTCCAATACATAAAAGACAAAGGACATATTATAGACCCACATGAGCTTGATATTTTCTTTCAATTTGAAAATCCTGACAAGCCCACTAAGAGTGAGCTTCGTACTTTGGATTTAATAGTTGGAGAAATTATGAGTGAGTGGAGGTATCTTAAATGGGAGGAAGAAGCATGAAAGCAAAAGAATATTCCCTAACTATTGTGTGGGGAACAAACGAAGAAGAAACCAAAACTTATACTTTTAAAACCATTGAGGAAATGGAAGCATTTCAAGATGGAGTTTATGAGTCTAATGGTTGGTGGGAATATAGAATTATTGACGAAGATGAGGAGGTCAAATGACTAAAGTTAGATATGTAGAAGCAATGTATAAAACTGCTGTCACTTGGGATATTGAAGATATTGCTGAGAGATACGATTTTAAAATCGAAGATATTGCTGACATGGAAGTAGGTAAATGGGTAAAACTATTTATTACTTTAAAAGACGGTACTATTATTGAAGAAGACGGTGATGAGTCAGATACTACTGATTGGAAGTGGGCAGACCGAGAAGGCTTTTATGATAAAGATTGGCAGTCAATAGACGAGGAGGAAATAAATGGAAGCCTATAAATATGTTGTGTGGGTTGAACGTAATGATTATTATTTCAATACATACGAAGAAGCACAAGCACATTATGAAGAATACCTTTACAAAGGTTATGATGATGTAGAGTTAATTAAACTAAAGGAGGAAATAAATGAAACCTAAATTAATAGATAAAGGGGCAACTGTAGCCGAAGATTATGTCGCAGGTACAGTTCATGTGGAGTATGATAATACTGATGTAAAGTTATTCCCATTTAAAAATAGAGTCATAGATTGGTGGCGAAGAGCTGATGATACTAGCTTTGAAAATGTTAAAATCTATGAAACTAAAAATAGAGATAAGTGGGTTGATGAGCAAGAACATATAGAAGTTGAGAAGGCTATGTACAATTTAATTAAAAGACATTTGATTAAAAAATATTTGGAGGAAGCATGACACTTACAGAATTAAATGCATATAAAGATGGAATTACTGATGCTTTATTACAAGGTTATAGATGCGACTGGCATGATAATCTTTATTATTACAAGCGTGGCTATGAATTTGGTATTCATTTACTTAATCAAATTAAGGAGGAAAAAGATGATTAAATCTCGCACAGACAGTTATGCTTTTACTGTATTTAATCCTAATGATAAAGATAAAGCAGAAGGGTTAGATGAATTAAAAAAGCTAAGAAAAACAATAGCTTACACTAATAAGTTAGGACTTACTAACCATTATGTTAAGTGTCAAGGTAGGTGGGGTAGAAAAAATCCTAACTACAATCGTAGGATAATTCCATTTTGTCCATTAAAACATGCAGTAAAATGGGATGTATATTTTTATAGGATGTAATTATGCAACACTATTATTTTTATCACGATGATATTAAAACAGGATTGAGGGGCGAAGGTTGTGGCTATCGTAAAGCTACTGTTCGTTCTGTTGGTCGTAAGTGGGTTTATATTAGATTTTCTAATGAGGGAAACTTTAGAAAACTTTCAATTAAAAAGTGGCAAGATATTTGCCGACAAAAAGATTTTAGAACATGGGAGAGCCATGTAGCAGAAAGTAAAATAAAAAGAAAAGCTCTTGATAAGGGTTTATCTTTCTACAAAAAAAGGTATAATAAAAATATTCCTAAGACTATTGAGGAACTACAAGAAGAACTGGAGGTAGTATGATTGCTTCATGGGTTATAATAGCTATATTAAGTTTAGACGATTTTACTGGTTATGGTATTGATGCTTATATTTTTGATTTTAAATTTAAAAATTTAGAAAATTGTTCTGACTTTTTAGAAAGTAATATTGTTAAGTTAGAAAATTATATTGAGCAAGAAGAAGGAATTAAACCTGAATCTTTTGTTTGTTTAGATTATAAAAATTATTTTGAGGTAGTAAATGACACCAGCAAGTTGGCAAGTAGATAGAGAACATAAAGCAAAACTTTATCAATTTAAAAGTAGATTGAAACAATTAAATGTTTCTAGTCTATCTGAATTAGAATATAAAGATGCAGTAGAAAAAATCTACATGGAAGTTTATTATCCAGAGGAACGAATATGAAGTTTGTAATTTATATTGGTAAATTAAAGACTGTGACTGTTGAGGCAGAAGATAAAGATTATGTCAAAGCAGTTATATTAGATAATGCTAAAACATTTCTTGAGGATATGTTTGATGATGGAGTAATAGAAATTGAACAAGAAAAAAGTTAAAGAACTAAAAAAACGAGTTAAGCTAATTCAAGTACAATGGCTTAAATCTATGATGACCGAAGAGGAAGGTAATAAAATTACCCTTGACAATGTTGATACTATGCTACCCAAAGAAACGCATGTACACACTACTGAAAGAACTCATTTGTCTTTTATGACAGATAAGTGGTTGCTAAAAAAATTAAAACGCAATCCAAATATTAAAAACTATAATGATTTAAAAGAGGAAATAAAAGATGCAAACATATATATGTAAAGTTATGTTGAATGACGAAGAAGATGAAATAAAAACTTACGCTTATTCTATATTAGAAGCGTTTGATAATCTTATTTGTATGGAGGGAATAACAGATATTGTTTCTGTTTCTAATGAAACAACAAAAGAAAAGTTTCTTTTTGAGGGAGATTATTTAGCTCTAAAAGAAGCAAGAAGCAATATTAAAGATGAACACTTAATTATTGAGGAACTATATAAACTAAATGGCACAGAGAAAAGAAACAGTCTTAATTAAACATGTCAAGAAGGCAACTTCTCAGGGCATGGCAGGTCGTGGCAGGAAGATTAAAAAATCTACCAAGCACATGAACAAACATAAAAGACTGCAACAAAAAACTAAATATCGAGGACAAGGAAGATGAAAAATATTGTAAGCGTTGTAGATAGTAGAACAGCTAATAAAACATTTATAGTGACTGCAACAATAAAACAAACTATCAAAGCAAAAAACAAAGAAGAGGCGATAAACTATGCTAACTCTTTAATAGATTTAAATGGTGGAGTATCATTTAATACAGGTAGAATAAACTATCAAGCAGAAAAAATATAGAGAACAAGAAAAATAGTGCTTGACAGTAAAAATGTTTTCCTCTAGAATTACAACTAACGAATTAACAATGGATAGATTAAAGGAACGAGTAATCAAGAAGCCCTCTCTATCTCCATTTAAGTTGCTTGATTTGGTACTATCCACAACTCAGAGAGTAGTTGGCTCAAAACTCTCACAGAATTTTAATAAGCTAAACGGAGGTAATACACTATGGCTATATTAGAAGGCTCAGTAAAATGGGCAAGTATAACGACTCCAAACACAAAGTTTGAGCCAGTCTATACTATCGACTTAATTGTTGATGAAAAGATTGCGAATGACTTTGCTTCAAGGGGTCATAAAGTAAAACAGCATGATGAAGGTCCTGCTTTAGTTATCAAAAGAAAGGTACATGGTCCTAATGGAATAACCAGACCTGCACCTAGACTTTTAGATAAGGACAAGCAAGAAATAAATGTTGCTGTTGGTAATGGCTCTAAGGTTAGAGTTCAATACAATGAGTATAGTGGTGAGGGTAAATATGGTCCTTATATAGGACTTGACTTACAGGCTGTACAAGTTGTCGACCTTGTTGAATATAAGAATGCTGATGGTGCTGAACTATTAGCTGATGGCGAGGAGTTCTAATGGAAGGACAAGAACAAAAACCTTACATTACTATTGATGACGTTAATGTTTATGTTGAGGATTTACCCGAAGAGGGTCAACAAATCTTTGGCAGATTGCAAAGGCTAAATCAAAAGAAAGCTGCACAGACTTTAGACCTTGAAGAAACTCAAGGTGCTATTAATTATTTTTCTACTAAAATTGTAGAGGTAGTTAATGCTGATAAGTCTGGTGTTAAGGTAGAGGAATCTGAAACAAAAGAAGTACCAGCAGATACTGAAACACAAGACAGTTAATAACAATTTAGCTAGACTAGGTTTTTTGGACCTCTCTATTTGTTCCTAGTCTAGCTATCTTATGGAGATAGAATTGAATCAAGACAAAAGTAAATTCGTAAAGCATAGGCAACCTTGTCCTAAGTGCGGTGGCTCTGACCCCGTATCAATTAATGCAGACAACTCGGCTTACTGCTTTAGTTGTTCAACATTTTTTACCGATTATGAAACTGCAAGTGAGGGCAGAATAGTGGAAACAACACAGAAACCAACCAATACATTTTTAGAATCCTATACTGGAATCTATGGAGAACTTACAGATAGAGGCATTTCTGAACAGACAGCTAAGAAGTTTGGAGTTCGTGTTATTAAAAATAGAAATGGAGATATAACGCAACATATATACCCATACTTTAATGGTAATGAAGTAGCCATAACTAAAACAAGATTTGTTGCGGATAAGAACTTTGCGACCAAAGGTACGTTTGAAGGTACTGGATTATTTGGCGAACAATTATATAGAAATACTGGTGGTAAATATCTGACCATTACTGAGGGTGAGTGTGATGCTATGGCAGTAGACGAACTCTTTCAAGGTAAATGGGCAGTCGTATCTCTTAAACGAGGTGCTGCAGGGGCAGTAAAAGATATTAGAGAAAGCATAGAGTTTGTTGAAAGCTTTGATAATGTCGTGCTTTGTTTTGATAATGACAAGGCAGGTAGAGAAGCTTCACGAAATGTTGCTCGTATCTTAAAACCCGGAAAGGTAAAGATAATGACATTACCCAACGGCTATAAAGATGCCAATGACATGCTCAAACAAAAAGAATTTCAAGGCTTTACTAAAGCTTGGTGGGAAGCTAAGACTTATACTCCATCAGGTATTATGGAATTGTCTAGCCAAAAAGATAACTGGCTTAACAGAGAAGTAAAAGAAAGTATTGCTTATCCTTGGGAAGGACTTAATAAAAAACTATATGGATTAAGACGAGGTGAGTTAGTGACACTTACTGGTGGAACTGGACTCGGTAAGTCTTCAGTCACTAGAGAGCTTGAGCATTGGCTAATTAAAACTACTAAAGATAATGTAGGTATTATTGCTCTTGAAGAAAACTGGCTTAGAACTGCAGACGGTTTAATATCCATTGAAGCAAACGATAGACTGTATCTCAATGAGAAACGAGAAAGTTATTCCGAAGAAGATTTAAATGCTTTGTTTGATAAGGTTATACAGAAGAACAGAGTATTCATTCATTCACATTTAGGTGCGACAGACATTGATGAGATATTTGCAAAACTACGATACATGATTGTAGGTTGCGAGTGTAAATGGGTCGTGGTTGACCACTTGCATATGCTTGTCAATGTCTTAACCGAAGGCGATGAACGAAGAGGTATTGATAACTTAATGAATAGACTGCGTAGTTTAGTTGAAGAAACGAATGTCGGCTTGATTCTAGTATCGCATTTAAGACGAGCTACAGGCGACAGAGGGCACGAAAAAGGTGTGACTGTATCATTGAGTCATCTTAAAGGTTCACAAGGCATAGCACAGCTTTCTGATTGCGTTATTGCTTTAGAAAGAAATCAACAAGCTACTGACCCTAAAGAAGCTAATACTACTAAGGTTAGAGTATTG